AGAAACAGCGGAAGGATGCTGGCCACGGTCTGACGGGCAAGGTTCTGGAATGTCTGCGTCGCCGTAACCCGGCGGGTTGCATCTTCATTGCCAAGAGCCGCCAGCGCCCGATCAGCGTTAAGGCGCACGTCAGAACCGAACCCGGCAATCACGTCAGGAAGCAGTTGCTCCATTTGGTCAAGTTCGGGCAGCAGGCGATTAGCCGCGCTGGACCGAACGCGCGCGGCTTCCGCCGCCGCAACCTCGTTCCGTGCCGAACCTTCCGCGCGAATAGCGTCCGCTGGCGTCTGGCCTTGGAACACACCACCCGCCGCCGAAGCAGCAGACATAGTAGTCGGAGCGCCGGTCGGGCTTTGCACATTGACAAACTGATAAGGCGCGCGGGCCGCTGCTTCGCTTCCTGCAATCACGCCAGCGTAGCTTGCACGGCTGGCATTGCCAGCATCAGCCGTCGCGCGTTCGCGAGCGCCAAGCGCATCAATAGCGCCTGCAAGGTTACGAACACCGACCACGCGTCCGCTCTGGTCGTACACCGGCTCTTCGCCCGGCTGAAGGTCTGGCATATACCGGCCAACATTGTTGGGGTCGTTGGTGTCGGTCAGGAAGCCGTTGATGTTCTCGACATTGCGGAACCGCTGATTAAGCGCCGCAGGGTCGTTAGTGTTGTACGGCGTTCCGTCAGGGCCAACCTGAATGTTGATTTCAGGCGGGGTAGCCATCCGCATCTGGATTTCACCCCACGTCTGCTGTGCCCATGCCATCTGCCCCGGATCGCCACTCGTTGCGGCTTGACGGATAAGCGCAATCTCTTGCGGGGTAGGGCCAAGCGGGTTAGCGGGAGCCGGTTGAGGCGCGGGGGCCATCGGAGCGGCCTGCGGCATCGGGGCAGGCGGGGCTTGCACGGGCGGAACGTTCGCCATCGGCATAGGCGCGGAAGACATACCAGCGGGGGCAGCGGGCGGCATGGGAGAGCCCGCCACCGACGCGGCAGGGGCAATCTGAGCCTGAACAGGTTCTTGCGTGTTATTGACCGGAGGCGGCGAAAGCGCATCAGCCAAGGCCGGACCAGACAGCGCGGGCATAGACGGAGCGGCACCAGCAACCGGAGGCAAGTTAGCCAAGAGCGCATCGCGCTGTCGATTCATTGCAGTTTCACGCTCGGTGCGAGCGGTCTTCTCAGCCTTATTCGCACCCCATTGCGTGATCCCTTGGGCCAGCAACCGGGCTGCAAGCTCGCCGTAACCGCCGCGAATCTCGGTCGGTTGGCGCTGTTGCTCAAGCAGTTTTGCCAGCATCGCGCTACGGCGAACCGCTGGGCTTTCAAGAAGCTGCGGAGCAGGCATGGGAGCGCGAGCCATCAGAGCTTCCCGTAATCGACCATAAGGAAGCCCGTCCAGTGACGAACAACCGCGTCAATGCCAGCCTTCAGCACGTCTTGGGCCATTACACCGATATGGCGCTTGCGGCCCCAAACATAGCGGAACTCATAAACCGGAAGGCCGTTAGCCATCGTTCCAACGCGCTTAATGTCGCGCTTCAAACGACGGTCAGACGCGCCAATAGCCGCCCCGCCAAGGGAGAACAGCCCGCTCATAAGGGCTTGCTGCTGCCCAACGCGCGATTGGTAGTTAGCGTTTTGTTGGCCCAGCGACATGGCGTTAGCGCCAAGCACGTCCGTCTGGCCTACGCTGGTCGGCGTGTATTGGACGCCTTGAGGCATTCCAACGGTTCCGGTTCCCAGCAGAGCTTGGAGCTGGGCAAGTGGCTGGTTCTGGACGTAAGCCCGCTCTTGAAGACCCTGCGTCCGCGCCTGATTACCGAATGTCCCGCCCGCAATGGCTTGCTGAATCGCGCGAGATTGCTCATCACCACCGGCTTGGATGGCCATGTTTGCAGCGTTTGAATAGGCGTCGGTTCGGTCTCTAGCGAAATCCTGTCGCAGATTGCGTGTAGCTTCGCTATTCGCGCCAAGACCTTGTGCGGCCAAACGTGCATCTTGAGACCGTTCCGCCCGGTCAAACTGCGGATCAAGACGACGGGTCTGGCTCGCATAAACCGAATCCTCGAACCGTTGACGGTCAAAGTCTGGCGCGTTGTAGCCTTGCAGGCCCGGAAGGCCCTCAGTGTTCAGCGGCTGGCCAAGCGCGTCATTCACGCGGCCAAGCTGTTGCCCTGCCGTGTCCAGCGCGCCGCCATACACCGCAGTCGAGCGGTCATAGTTCTGCTGTTCGCCGGGCGAAAGCGTCGTCTCTTGGCGATAGCCACCGGGTTGTGTCGGGTCGGCAACGTATCGCGTCGTGCCTTGCGGGCCGCTAGTCCCAATGAGGTTTAGCCTTTGCTGCTCACGCGCGGTCGCCGTGTTAGCCGCGCCTTGAGCGTTGGCTAGTTGGACGGGATCGGGGGCTGCCGGGGGGCGAGGCTTAGAGATGGTGAACGCTCCCGAGACACGTTGAATCTGTGTTCGGACCACTCAGAGGCCAGCAGGCCGGATATGATTGCGTGATCGTCACCATAGCCAAACCGTACAGTTCCCTCGTGCTTAAAGCCGAACTTCTGTAGGAACTGGCGAGCGCGACGATTCCGCTTAGGGGTGGCGCTGGTGATCCGAGCGCACCCGAGCTGATCGAATGCGTATCCAAGTATGCCGCTAACGAGGTTAGGCGTCAACCAGTTCGCCCTTGTAGCGGCAAAACTGACCTCAATGTTACGGTATTGCGGCTGATACTGATTAAAGACAACGCCGCCGATGAGATTATCGTGCTTATCGACAACCCCGATAGCCTCGCATGGCCCCCAATCCAGTCCATGCCCGATCTGGTCCGCTACCCATTGAGCGACGAGAGGGGAGAACGGGCCAGAAACTAGCCTCAAAGCTGCCCGCCCGTCTGGTTCTGGTACTTCACGTTGAAGGCGATAATCTCGACAGCGGCATTCGTGTTGCGCGCAGCTTGTACGGCTACGATACCCGTTCCGTCGTAGGAAACCACGTCGTCATCATCAACGGCCAAGTCGATATACAGGACCGGCTCAGGCTGAACTCGCAAGCGCACAGCTCCGCAGTAACCAATACCCGTTACGCTCGTCCAGCTATCCCGCGTCTGTACCGAGGGCGACCACAAGGCCACGTCCCAAAGGCCTGTGTCCCATTGACCGCCCGTGACAGTGATTGTCGTAGGAACGGCAGTCGGAACGCGCTCCTTGAAGTCCGTAATGACCTCCACGGCAGGCGCGATGTTGCTGGCAATCCGCAGAATGGGTTGCAGCATTTCAAACTTCTTCAGGTCGCCGCGCGAGCCGAAGTAGTTAAACGCCGTCTTGATGTCCCCCGTGATGCCCGTCGTATTGTCTGCGTAGCCTGTGTCCCATAGTCCAACATAGTCAGAGGCCCCGAAATACATCTGATCGTTTGCCACGGCCCAACAGAACGCATCAATGCCCGTGAAGCGACACCATGCGCCCGTCTGGACGTTCTGAACGTACTGCTCAGATCGGGACAGGGTCGCCGTGGGGATATTGAAGATGGCCAGCGTTCCCTTCGTATAGAGAACGCCCTCCCACCCGAAGTTGCCCCGGAAGCGTTGCGTTGCCTGCTGGAAGGCGTTCTGAATCTTCTGTGTCAGCGCTACAAGGTTCTCTTGTGCGCGGTCAAGCGTCAGGGCCTGCGAGAGCGGGACAACACCGTCAGTGGTCAACAGGACAAGGTCAGAGCCGTACTTGATGAGCGACCGGCGCGACAGCGGAAGGCCAAGGTCATAAACCCCGACCAACGCCCAGTTATTCGCATCCGAAGGGTCAAGGCCCTGATAGACCGCCACTTGCCCCTGAGTCGTGACGAACACAGCCAGATCATCAGCACCCGACCCCCCGTCCAGCGTCCAAGTGGCTTGGCAAAGGATCGACCCGCCTTTGTCAAAAATCGGGCCAAGGTCCAGCAGATTGGCCGTTCCTTGAATGGCAAACGGCTCAAGGAACCAGACCCGCAGGCTGTTTTCCTGCACAAAGAACAAGCGCCCTTTGTGATCCATCACGTCAACCAGATGGCGCGGGTCTAGCGTGATGATGCCTGCCGTTCCGGTGATGGCCGTATCAGTCCAAGTCGTGCCGTTGTAATAGACCGGCGCAATCGCACCGTTAGCCGCAATCAGGAACGTCCCCGCATCGTTGGCGAAGTTGATCCATTGCCAGCGGGCATTGCCCGACCCGGTATAGACCTCAGCGGGCGTATCGTTCTGGTTAGACACGTCATAAATCGACCCGCCACAAGCCGCGAAGATGTCATCCGCCACCGAAGCAGAACCGCCGCGCCAGACCATCAGCGTCTCAGTCGGAAGCGGCAAGCCCTCTTGCCACGGCACAAAACCCCTACGCAGCTCCACATAGCCAGCGCGGGGAATGAAGTTGTCGAGGATGACCGCGTTTTCCGGCGGCATGTTAGCCAAGGGGGACTGTGCATCCCATCCCCCCACCGGGGCCGGAATAGCCTTACCAATGGAAACCCGCTGCTGATACGAACCCCGGATAGGCTGGCGACCGTAACGCTGTGCTGCCTGCCTCATAGCGCGACCCATGCTCCCGAGCGGTTCTGATAGCCTTGCGAGCCGATGTAGAACAGACGGCCATCGGGGCTGTCCGCCACGTCAGGAAGCGCCGACCCATAGCCGGGGCCGTAAGCCGCTAGAAGCGCATTGATCTTCTTGCGCTGCGTCTCTTGGTTTTTGGTGTCAGCGATAGTCAGGAACATAATCATCCGGGGAAATTTCCCATTTGTATGTTCGTGGGCCAACCGTAGTAATTGCCGCCCGTGCTATCAATCACGGTGTTCCCGCCGTCACGGGCCATGCGTTGATTGCGTTCTGACTGGTAAGTCGCAAAATCTTCTGCATAGTCCAGACCTTTGGACTTCAGGAAGCGCCACCGGATACCGAGCGGAAATAGCTTGTCATCCAGATAGGTTTCGTCCGTATCGGCAAGAAACTCTTGTTGCGGGACACCTAGTGCCGACTTGGCCCAGTATTTCGTGATGTACTCGTATGCAATCTCTTGGCCAGCGGGAGGGGTCGGGGTCACAAGGAATTGCCCATCCCGCTCAACGAACGCGAGGAACACGCGATTGAGTTGGGGCTGCGCTTGGATCGCTTGCCACTCTTGCGGAGTGATCGGGCCATAGATGTATCGCATCGTCGTCCGGTTGAAGAACGAGTTGGCGATGAAGTGGTCGAAATCAGCGGGGACAGCGCTGGATTGGACGGCGCTCGCTACCGTGTCGAACAGATGCTGACGGCGCATGATCTGCCAATCATACGTTCCCGCAAGCTCATCCCCTTCCTCATTGGCCAGCGCAAGAAGCTGCTGGACCTGAATGTCTGTAGAGGCGACGACTTCCGTAGGCACCGGAAGAGAGAGCAACCGGCAAGACCTTTGGATGATAGCGAGCAAATCCACGGTTTAGACCTTTGGCGGGCGTCCGCGCTTTTTAGGCGGCGGAGGGGTTTCTACAGGTTCGGCCACCCCTCCCGGCAGACCGCTATCATCATGGTCGAAGGCTTCCAGCGGAGCATGGTTGAAAGCCTCGTTCAGATACATAGCATATTCCGCGCCATGTGCCTTCTTGTCTGCATCAGTCGCCGGACGCGGACCAATGACCGATGACGAATCCGCTTGATAGCGGAACATCAGCACATCGCCTTCCTTGAAGAAGGTCGCGCCGGGCTTGTACATCACGTCGCGTTCAAGATTGCTCATGCCGCTACGTCCTTCTTGGCCTCAAGAGCGAGCGCCAGTTTGTCCTCAAGCTCACGAATCCGTTGCGTCATCTCCGCAAGGGGCTTTTCGGCGTCGGTCTGCTCAATGAACCGTTGAGCCTTCGCGCGGAGGGCATGACCACCCATCGGGACGCACTTGGCAAGCTGACTGTCAGAAAGGCCAGCAAGGGCCTCCACGGTGCGGATATGGACGCTGTTAAGCTCAATGACCTGACTGCGGCCAATGCCAGCCCATTCCTCTAGCGGCGTTCCGCTTTCAGGGGCTTCCATGTTGGCCTTGAACGCGGCGTATTTGGTCGGCCAGCGGTCGCGGTGTTCGTCCTTCACGGCCACGTCAACGATGTTCTTGTTATCGCCGGGCACGATAAGCTCAACGTACTCCACGTCGTTCCAGACCTCGCGGCCTTCCTTCTCCGACAAGAAGTTGTTGCGAACCGGCTTGATGTGGAAACGGGGAATGACCCGATCCCGCCCGTCTGGCGCTACATAATCCATCTATATCCTCCAATAGACCGTATCATTGCCAATCCGCATCTTGCGGGTATAGCCGGGCAAATCCGCCTTTGGACCCAACCCTTTCTCTTCAAGCACTATGATAGGCGAAAACTTCTCGATTGTCGCTATAGCGCCCGCAATCGCGTCAGCCTCCGCGCCTTCAATGTCCAGCCAGATCAGATCGCATTGATCGAGGTTGAGGCCGTCAATGGTCAGAACCGGAACCGCACCCCCCGGAAGCGTCTTGTGCGAACCGCAGTTGTCTTTGTCGATGCGAAGGACGCCGCACGTTCCGACCTGAGAGCCTAGACCGGCATAGTAGATTGCCACGTTCGGGAGCGTGACGTTGGCGACCAAGCAATCAAGGTTATCCGTGTCCGGCTCAAAGGTGATGACCCGATCAAACACCTTGGCCAGCGCGAGGGGATAGACGCCGACATTCCCGCCAGCTTGGACGCATACGCGCTTTTCCTTCACCAGAGGAAGGACAACGGGCATAGCCGCAGCGCACTCAGTCACCACCGCAGCACGGCAGCGAACATCAAAATCAGGCCACCAAAGGCCGTCAATCTGTTTCATCGGCGGTTCACGACGATAGAGACCACAGCCAACCAGCAAAGCCAGATGGCGAGCAAGGCGAGAACCCAGATCATTTTGAGAGTAGCCTTCCCATATCCGGCACAAGACCTTTCCCGTGCGTAATCAGCTTAACGCCACGGTCGCGCAAATATAGCAGTTGCTGCTGGAACTCCATGGCCTGCCTAATCATCCACCGGGCGCAAGTGTACGTCTTGTCCGCTATCGTCACTTGCATGGTCTCCTCGCCATCGTTCAGGCTTTGCGAATAGGCGTGATGCTTGCCCTCCGCGTAAGAGCTGTCGAAGCCGTACAGGTGAATCTTCTTGTACCCCGACAGCCACGCCAGATTGATGGCCCGAAGCCCTACAGTCCCGCCTCCCGGAACCAGAACGCATGGCCGTTGGTCAGGGCCGTCGTCAAACCAAGGCTTGATGATTTCCATAAGCTCAGAGCCGGAACCCATCGCGTTATGCCACAGAACAACATCATGCCCCGAAAGCGCATCAAACACGCACGGATGAACCTGCGAAGCGAGGAAATAGCGCACGTCTTTAGGCGCATCTTCCACCATGTGCAGATTTTCTTCCCGCGCATCCAACATCACATGGCCGTCAGGCGTGATACCCTTGGACACCAGAAACCGCAGCGCGTTGTTCACGGTGATGATCTTCGCGCCTTTGCGCTTCCAATCGCGGATAGCCCTCACGCTGTCCGAAAGCGAGGGACCGCCGCCGACGATGACGCAAGGCTTGTCCTGCTCTCCGAATCCGGAAAACCACGGCACGTCCCGCAGCACGTTGGCTCTGACGTTTCCGTAAGCGAAGTCGTGGCTGACGTTCATGCCCTTTAGTTCTGGCATGGCCGTGAAGCCGCCAACCTTCCAGACGCCCGGCACCCACCCCTCTGTCACTTCATGGGGCTTTGGATCGCCGTGGAATATGATGGCCTTGGACGACTCAGGGGGCCATGCGACGGCATTGCGGTAGGAGACGAACCATTCAGGCGGGAACGTCTCCCATGCGCTGACTTGGCTAATCCATTCCTGATCGCCACCGTTGACCTGACCAGCGGGGAGAAGGCCTTGCAAAAAGTCCGTTGGCCGGTCTATCTCGGCAAACTCGAAACGGTCCCAAATGTCTATGTGCTGGCCATGCTCCCACCGCATAACGCTGCTGTTATAGGTTGGCCAATGCCAATCGCGGATTATGCCGTGCGGAAGGCCCTCAAGGCGACCCGTTACGCATACGTCGAGGTCCATATAGAGGATTTCGTCTCCCGACTCCCAAGGCATTGCGTCGGAGAACAAAAAACACTTTTGCCACCAGCCCGGCAGATCGGGATTGTGCGGAATGGCCGTGATGCCTTCCGGAAGGCTGTCCGGATCATCCGTCAGGCACCAATGGCGCGCTTCTTCGGCTAGATGCCTAGCAATGCCGTCGTGAAGGCGGGTAACGTACTCAATCGGGTATTTTTTACCGACGCGGACGCTGACAACATTAATCATTTGGGCTTCACCTTCCCCAGTCCATAGTGCTTTCGGAACTCGGCAACGACAGCGTCCAGAAACGCACCCGCATCATCAGGGCTTTCGGCAAGCGCCGCCTTGCCAGCCTCAACCGCAGCCGCTGCAATGGTGTCTGGAACAGGGTGGCGGACGCGAGCAAGGCGAACGCAATCTTCAACGTCGATCATGAGAATATCCCCGCCTTGAACGGCTGGACGGGCGTCACGCCCTTTTGCTCTTGGCTTGTCAGATGCCACTGCTCACAGCACGGGCAGATATATGGCCACTGCGTTCCCGCTATCATCTTGAGCGAGCCTATCACGCGGGCACGGTGTTCCGTCGGAAAGGCCATCTTGCGGCGACAGTTCCGCGTGGCTTTTGATTTCAACGCACCCTCCAATGCAAAGCGGCCCCCGACCGAAGCCGAGAGCCGCTAAGCTATCACCTAACCCCAGTGGAGGCTAGAGAGAGGGACAGACCTTACAGGGCGGTTTGTTTCGCCCAGAAGTACTGGCCAGCCGTCACGCCGCCGGTCGTGTTGACCGTGAAGCCAGCCGAACCAGCATCAGACGACGCAGAGCCGCTGGTGCCGATCAGGATGGTAGCCGTAGAAGCGAGGGCCTCCGAGGCGCGGGCGTAAACGTGCAGTCGCGCATCATTCGCCCGGATGGACGTGTTCGGCGCGAAAGCCGGGGTGGACGACTTGGAATCCAGATCAATCCCAGCGGTCGGAGTGGTCGAGAAGACCGTTGCGGCAGTCGATGCCATGTTAGTAACTCCTTCTTTCTAGGATTAAGTTTGGAACAGGACGCCTTGGAGGAAGGCGTTGCTGAGGGTCATATTCCCTGCCCAGACAATCGGCTTCACCATTGCGTCTTGGTTGATCGAACGCACTTCTTCCAGCGGAACCATGTTGCGGTCTTTGTGAGGACGCCAGTGGATATATCCGGTGTTCAGCATGTACATGTGATTGGCCGGGCAAGCCCCGCCGTAACCGCCGTCAAACACCACGTCAGTTCCCTTGTACTTCAGCGAGACATAACCGGCGTCCGCTTCGTTGGGGTTGGTGACGCGCTGAATGTCCTGCAACGCCGACTCGTAGAAGCCGAAGTAGTTGTCGTCGCACAGGATCAGGTCGGGCTTGTCCGTACCGCGCGAGCATTGGCGATACAGGGTGTTCATGAACCGCACAATGTTAGCCGCCGAAGCAGCCGAACCGCCGTCAGCCGTGGCGCTGAACTTCTGGTTTTGCCAGAAAGCCCAAGTCGCACGGTTGATGCCGCCGACCGTACCCGTGGTCGGATCATCAGCGACGAGAAGCTGAAGGCCACCGATCTGCTTCCCACCCGACGCGGTGCCGTTGGAGTACAGGTCCTCAGCCACACCGTTCTGCATGGTTTTCTCGGCGTTTTTGATACGCGAGGCCAGCAGGTCGATGATTGCGTCCACGCCGGAGTTTTGCAGTTGCTCCAGACCGCTCATGGTCACGTTGACGGCGATTTGCTTCCAGTCGAACTCAGCAGCCGTAAACACGTCGCTGGGCGAGATGTTCAGGACTTCGTAACCCGAGTAACGCTGGTAAGTGACGTTCTCGGCGTATTCGAGTTCTTGCAGGATGGTGCGACCATCT